CAAAACTATCTTGTCTCACCCATTCTTAACCGGTGAGAAAATGCCAAATAGACCAAAGACTCTCGCGAATGCTCTCGGAATGATTCCTAAGGCTAAGACTCCCGTCAAGGCTAAGACTCCCGTCAAGGCTAAGACCAAGACCCCTAGTCCCAAGCTCTCAACTGCAGAAAGGAAGAAGAAGATGAACAACGCGATTAAGAAGGCTGCAGCTGTACTTGCGGCTAATAAGAATAAAACCAAACCAGCTCAAAGAAGGCCTGGTGTTGTGCGCCCAGTCACCGAGATTAAGACGGCCACTCCTAATGCACCTTACGGGGTGATGTCCCCTTCCAATATAATGAGTCTTGCTAGGAAGGTCGAGAGTGGGAGGAAAAAGGCTGCAAACAAACTGAACGCCAAACTCAAGGAAATTGAGGCCACCAAGGGTAAGACACCCACACCCGTTCGTCTCAAGGAACGGTACACTTTCGTTGACGTTAACGGTAAGAAGCGCGAGTACGTGAGAAAGTTTGCGTATGACAGGGCTTTGGCTAAGAATAAGGCTGAGAGGGAAAGGAGGGCACAGCCAACGTGGTCGCAAAAGGCTCGATGGAAGAGGGCAGATCGCGGTCAACCTTTTAACATGAAGACACCTCAAAACGTAAGGAACGCCATAAAGGCTGGTAAGAACATGAAGTTTGTTGGGGGCCGTTTCAAGACGGTCACACCCAAGGCTAAGACTCCCACGCCCAAGGCTAAGACTCCCACACCCAAGGCTAAGACTTTTATAAATAAGTTTGTAAATGCATTAGATAAAGATGAAGTCAACGCACTCAAAAAGAAGATTTGTTAATTTTAAAAATATTTAGCTATAATAAAATGCAACGTTCGACTATTCTCGTAGCACTGGCTATCGGTGTCGCCCTTTTTCTACTCTACAAGAACACCTCCGCCTCCGGAAAGTGGACTGTTTACGGAACCATGGGTTGCGGATGGACTCGTAAGCAGTTAGATTACATGAAGAAGACGGGCACTCCCTACACTTTCGTCGATTGTGATAAAGGTGGATGTGGTGGAATGGGTGCTTTCCCCACCCTCAAGAGTCCCAATGGTAAGACGATCGTTGGATACACTGAAGTTTAAGATTTCATGGCCATGTTATCACCCTTTGTTAAACCTATACAATCAATTTTTTTGTACGTACCCGCCCAATCTGGGTCCCAAGAAGATGCGATAGGTGGATTAGGATAATGCCTAAGCACTCCACCTTCAGCTACTCTATATACCGCCCTATTAATACCCCCTCCAACGTCATTCGCATTACATTGAACGGGTTCACCGACCGTAACGTTATGTGGCATTTTATCTCCTTCGGTCAAGCCTTTACAATCAATTTTTTTGTACGTACCGTGCCAATCTGGGTCCCAAGAGGATGCGATGGGTGGATTGGGATAATGTCTTAATTCAGTTCCTCCCATATATCTGTACACCGCTGCATTAACTCCCGAACCAACATCGTTTGCATTGCACTGTATTGGAGTTCCTACTTCAAACTCGAGTGCATTCTCCACCTTTTCTTGTTCATCACTAGACGAGGAAGAAGTATCACCGGGAGCGTCTGGCGAAGGACTATCACCACCCATGGCACCGGCTAATAGACTGGAAGAAATGCAACACACACTGAGAAGGCCTACACCGGCTAACATAGGTACCGCGTTAACCATTATTTACTATATGTGTACTTTTTTTACTGATACGATGACTGTTTCAACGTATCAATAATGAAATATTGACGACCTGGTGAAAACTATTTAGATGCCGCGGACAATCTGGAGAGAAATGGAAAGAATGAACGCGTCGAGAAGACTGGAGATGGGCTTAAGAATCGAGATGTGCTTGGAAAGAGAACGGTTCCAAACAAGACGAAGGATGAAGGTACTAATAAGAATGTTAAGCACGAAGATGAGAAGCTCGGTAATCATCTCGGAGCGGGACTTGGCGTGAGTAACCTCGTGAAGCATTTATTACATACAGATATTTTTTTCTAGGTAAACTACAAATGAGACCTCTTCCCCTGAGTGGTTCGGAAAATAAGTTCACGAACAGGCGATGGGGGAGTCCAAAGGGAATCGGAAATAATAATTGTTACGCATATGCCGTAGGAGACTATGAGTCATATAGGTGGCAAAAGTCAATTCCCGGTGATCGCTCTGGTCTTTCCAATGGTCACCACACGTATACACACTGTAAGGGACTTCCTGGGCGCGTTATTTCCGATAACCCCAAGAAGGTCTATAGAGCGAACGGTAGTGATAAGTGTAAGAAGGGGTATTTCAAAGTCATGATGTTCGTTTCTCCTGGGAGACCAATGAACTACATTCGCCAGGGAGACTTCCACTTTTACAAACAACATGGTGTAGTCGAGTACAAGATCAAGCCTGGGGACACGATCGCTCGGGTTGCCAAATTTTTCAAGGTACCGGAGTCACGGATAAAGAGAGCTGGTCAGTTTAAGGTCGGTAAGCGTATTATTTTCAAGGCCAACGTTTTCAGTCACAAGCGGGGGTGGGCAACCGGCCCACTTCTCACTGATGCTAAAGGTAAAGTCATCACCGATCCTCGAAAGGCATCGAGGGATTATCCTGGTCTCAACTACGAAAAGTACTGTTCATCCTTCTGCGTCAAGGATCGTGGGATCAAAGTCGGTAAGACTCACCCCAAGGTCCGCAAGAATACTATCTAGATCCGGTGTATCTTCTACGTCAAAGGTAATATCAAAGGTGTCAAGTACCTGAAACACAGATTCCTCGTTTAAAGTCACCGAGTTCGCAACCGCCGTATAGTTGTTTTGTATCGTGACGATAATGTTAAACTGGGAAACATCGAAAACTTTCCTACACGTTGGGCACGTATTCTTACCTTGATTCTTCCATTCCTGTAGACAGTGGGAATGAAACATATGTCCACATCGAAGTGCGGGATTTGTCCTCGTACACTTGACTTCATTTAGACATATGGCACATGTCGACATTCTACAAGAAGGTTTTAAGTTTTTTTTACGGATTTTTCTCACCTAGTAAATATCGGGAACCTTGAGAAGGGGCTTGTCACAGGTGTTGCAGTTACCCTTACCCTGCTCCTTCTCTTGGATCTTAGTGAAGAGCTGGGGACCCTGCTTCTGGAGAAGTTGACGGTAGGAATAGTTGTCCTCGAAAGAGATGCCATTCTGCTTCATGACATAGTTGTTAAAGAGCTGGGCTGAGGTGTTTACGGTAAAGCACCTCCCATCGGCCATACCAAGTCGCTGGGACATTTTGTTATTATAGTGTTAGAAATTAAATTTCATATAGGGCGCCACGGTTAGCACCACCGCCATTTACATCACCCCATTTATACGGACCCACACAATGATTATTTTTACCTCCGTGAAGTGGAGTACTTGTTACATCACCTTTGCATTCTTTGTCGAGAAGTACATCCGCTTTTGAGATGTCATCTACACACCATACTTCAAAACCATCCACTGTTGGGCATTCAAGGGACATATACTTACTATCGGGACAAAGTGCCCTGGCTTCGGCTTCAGTCTTGACACGCTTTTTGAACGTCCACCCCATATCACCACGCAGTTGTGTATTGATACATTTGAGCATGGTAGGACCTTTAGGCGCTTCAACGATCGACGTCGAGGTTTCTTCTATGGTTTTTTCACCACCCATAGCACCCGCAGCTAGACTGGAAGAAATACAACACATACTGAGTAAACCCACCCCCGCTAATATCCCGGTTATATTCGACATAGTCTGTTATTACAATTTACCTAGAATTTAATTTGCCTGTTCGTGATGGTTCTCATCCAAGATTGAAAACCTTTACCCTTGAGAAGTTTGACAAAAGGATCACACTTGTATCCCAAGAATGTATCGAACACATCAGTGTCCTCCGTGGGTGAAACGCGAATTTCGGGATTCTCATTGATGTGTTGGTTAATGATGTTGTAGGCAAAGGCAATCTCCTTGAGGGTCTCGGCACCGGTGATGATGATTTTTCCTGTGGAGAAGATGCTGCAGGTAATCTCTTTCATATCTTCGGAGGGCTTGAACTTGATTTTCACTGCAGAGTATCGGTCTGGTTCGAACGAAACCTTGAAAATGTCGTTGTACTGTTCGAACCAATCGGCGACCTTCATGAGGTTGATGTTGTAGTTGAGGCTGAAGTTAGAGTTGATCATGACCACACGGAACGAATCGATGGGAACGTTCACCTTCAAACCTAAAAAGGTTTTGAAAATGTGGACCAACTGCGTGATGATGCGTTTGCAGTCGAAGAGGTCACAGCACCCGGCGACTTGAATGCTTCCGTTGGGAAACACCTTCACGGATTTGGTGCTGTAGGTGTCGTTGTAGGTGAGCGTGACCTGGTTGTAAAAGGTCGTAGGCTTGAGTTTCCATTCGAAACCATCGGTTTGCGTACCGGAGCGACGCATTTTATACGAACCGATTTGTTCGAACAAACCTCGAAGTCGCTTTATATCAATGTCTTGGATAAAGCTCGA